GTGTGCTAATACGTGCCTTTAATTGATTATATATTGCTAACTGCATTACTTAAATATGTTATCTAATCGTTTAACAATAACTGCTTTTACTTTCTCATTCAAGTTGTAAGAATCGCCCATAAATTGACGCTTGGGCATATTTTTTAAACCATTGTTATGTCGCGCAGCATAAACCAAATCAGTTGAAATCTTAATCGTTAACGCTGCTCTGTTTGCAGGATTACGTATAATTGACCGCCTTAAATCTCCAGTCTTAACCAATATTGCGCGTGTTGTGTCATCAACTGTTTTACCGCCTTTAGTTTTATACGTTGTGCGCTTTCTCGGTTTCCATTTCTGCACATTCTTGTCATCAAAACCTTGTTTCCTAAACGAATCAACAAAAAACACTTTTGCAGTGTTACCAACATCTACAATAGCCGCTTCCATCGCTTTACGCGCTTTCTTTTCTGCCTGTTTTAAATCGAATTTATTGCTCTTGCTCATTTATCGGTTCAAAGATAATGTTATTTTCTTGTTCGGGTAATGGTTCACTATGGTCGTTTTCACCAACTAATATTTCTTGAGGTATTTTTTCAAATGCAATACAAGACAAATTGCCTAAATAATTTTTACAAACACTGCAAAGTAGTTTATCTATTAACATAATTATTTATTTTTAAATGATTCAAAAACTTTTAATAAATCTTTAGGAACTCCAGTTTCACCATAAGTCCTATATTGAGTATACCATTCTGCAAAATATTCTCGTTTATTTGTTTTGGCATATTGTGATGGAATATCTTTACTATCCCATTTCCAAACTATTTTACCCTCTTGATTAGGTTTTTCTCCAAAACCATTCCACATTATATGATTTTTGTTTGTGTAATCTCTTAAATGCCCTATTTCATGTGTAATAGTATTAGCTATTCTTTCTGAAGCATTATTTGTCATTGAACCTATTGAATAAGGTACAAACTTTTCATTTTTATTTATTTTATCCTCAATTTTAGATATATCTCTTTCTATTCTTGATATAGTGCTGTTTACGTTTGTTTGATTGTATTTAGGATTGTCTAAATGTTTATTTTTAAAATCATTTAATGCAGCTTGCATTCTATTTTTTTCATCTACAAAACTTTTGCTTTCTATTGGCTTATAATTGTTAAATGTTGTTTTATTTATTGTTATTTCTTGAGAATTTATATGATATCTTCCTAAATCAGCACCTCTTGAAGAAAATACTTTTAATGATTTAAGTTCACTTAATGAAGAATATGTATTTTCTAATTCTATTGTTTTTAAAACCGAATTTGCTAAATCCAATTTAAGACCGTTTAAATCAACTTCTTTAATTCCAAATTCCTTTATTCTATCTTCTACTTCCTTAATATTCATTGCAGGCTTAAACACTTTCGGCACTTCAACAACAGGCGCAGGTCTTGGTGCTTGTGGTATAGGTAAATTCCAATTCTTTTTAGCCATTTCTTTGTCACCTTTTGCAATGTCAAAATAAGGGTGCTTGTCTTTGCCCTTTTCCTTAAACACATAGCCATCAATGCCAGCGTTCATACGAAACAATGGCGGCACATCTTCGGGCGGTGTAAACTTACTCAAATCAGTTTCTTGCCCCTCTGATAGTTGTATTACGGTACAACGACAACGCCATCCGTTAGGAGGATAGTATTGTTTCCAGAATGGGTCGCTGATAGGGCGAATGATGTTATCTAACGCTTGATGTGTTGGCCTTACTCTGCCATCGCCAACAGTTTGATATTGCAATAATGGCAACACATCGGCATCGGCTTCAATACGTTTCCAATCTGATGCCATACGTGCTGATGCTTTAGCAGTTTGATATTCGGCTTGCAAATAGTCTTCGTTGTATAGCGTAAACATCGGCCTAACTGCCTCTTTAAACTTATAGAAGTTTGATTGCAATTCGGGGTCGGCCAACATTGCAGTCATTGCCCTTGTTTGTTGGTAGGTTTTAGCACCACTAAATATGTAGATGTTATTGGTTAAATCAGCAGTTAATATTTCATCAACAACTGGCGCTAAATCAATGCCCTCTTTTAAATACTTTGCTGTCTTTAAATATATTCCCTCTGGCAACACTTGGTTATTAATCGCACCTATCCACACATCGTTTGACATACGATTAAAATCGTTTTCATCAAATGGTGTTGGTGGGTCAACCTCCTTATCAATGTTCAATATGTCGCAGTAGCCGCACATCTAACTATAAATGTTTCTTAATCGTTTTGCAATGTTTTCAAGTTGGCTTTCGCTTTCGCTTTCGTTTTCGTTTTCGTTTTCTGTTTTGGGTTCGGTTTCGATTACTTCTTCTTCTTCTTCCATGCCCATTTCATCCTGTAACTCAATGCCATATTTATGCTCTAAATATTCATGTTCAAACTTTACGTATGGCATAAATGAAGCATCTATCTTTGCTTGCTCCATCAATGGCAGATTCTCACTGTCATCATACTTGAATGTGCATCCTGCCAAGTCAAAACCATTACGAATCATCATCGGAACTAACTGGTCTTCAATAATGAATTGCATTTTTAACGTGTCTTGCTTTGCAATCATAGCAGCAACACCCTCATGAACATTAGCCGAACCACTATAAGACTTTTCATCAGTTGTGCCTGTTTGCCCTAAAATGATTTTACTTATTTCGCTATTGCAACGCTCCACCATTTTATCGAATACGGCATAGGCATCTGTGCGGCTTGCTTGCATCAATTCAATGTTGTCGTTTAAATCCAAAACCGCCCACGAAGCTACACCCATATTGCGCAGCATATTCTCCATGTTTTTGCGGGTCATTTCATCGCGCACATCTGTTTTACCCACTCTAATTGGACTGCCAAACACCTCTGCAAACTCCGCCCACGCTGCCATTGCGTTTTTCTTCCAAATAACGTATGGTGCAAGGTACATCATTAATCCTAAATCCTTTTTTTCTCCTACACCAATACACCAATTATTATAAGGTGATACATCGAAATGTTTGCCCTCTGTTACCGTTGCAGTGTTTGTGCGCACTAAACTAAATTCAGGCACTACATAAATACGCGGTATAAGTTCAACACTTGAATACTTATCGTTTATTATTGCGCCAAATTGAATGCAACTAAAACCCCAAAAGATTGAATCTAATGATAAACTTTGGAAGTCATAAAACCACTTTTGATTGAACAATGCAGTTTTAGCTTCATCACATTCTCCATCTGGTCCATAAACCATAAACTTCTTGCTTAATATCTTTGATTTGCGTTGCAACATGGCCGATTGCACCTGCCCATCTAACACAATTTGCTGATAGGTTTGCATCAATAAAAAGCGGTTTGGGTACATCGGTGATTCAGCCGCTTGTAACGCAATGTTAAACTTTGTCGCATCTTGCCTAACACGTTGTAACTGCTGCTCAAAGTCAATAGTCTTACGGATGTTAGCCTTTTGCGGTTGTGGTTTATTAAAGTTAAATATATCGTTATACCAAGCCATTATTTAAAGAAATTATCTTGTTTATCTAAACTATTTCCGTAGCGAATTGAATAGCCAGTGCTATCGGTTGAATTGATGTTTAAAACCTCTGCCGTATCTGTGCCGCTTGCCCATCTATCTAATTGGTCTAATGCCTCTCTGTTCCGTTCTATTCTCAAATCGGGGATGTTTCTTGGGTTAATCCTTGCGTGTAGGTTATACAATGTCATGTCCATTGCAAGCTCGACAAACATCGGATATCTGTTATCGCCAACAGTCCAATAAGTAGCGTTACTTGTTGCAATGTTTATCATTTTAGACCAATAGGCAGTCAATGTCAAAGGTTGGTTTGTGCTTGCTGCAATAGCAGTGTAAACATAGCCATTGTCATCGGTTACAATGTTACCAATAACGTATTCGGTTTTGTTATCCCAGCGATTAAAGTCGTTAACGTGTGTAATTACTTCGCCTAATATTACTCTGTCGCGTGTTCTGTAATGTGTCGATGCTGAATAGGCATCCATTGTGCCTAATTCAATGTCAACCATGTAACGCTGCACCAATTTAGTGCGCATTCTACTTATGGCCTTAACCTCGCTATCGTACAAATTTTGCGGGGTGTTCTCGGTTATCTGATTGAGGTCAACCGTTTGAATTATTGAAAGATAGTCGGAGGTTTTTAAGAATCGTGCCATAGTGCAAAATAATAATAAAAAATTTGATAAATGCTTAAAATGTAACTAAAATCTACTTGCTGATTTATATTCAGCATCCCGACCAACAACAACAAGCGGTTTGATAATTCCTGTTTGAAAGCGAGCATATTGTGATGCGAATACCGATGTAATTAAATAACGTGTTAAGTCAACAATGTGGCCAAATGGCTGGTAACTTACTTTGGTAACAGGATCAATTACTGTGCGCTTATCTACCTTGCCGTTTTTATCCTCCTTTGTATTCTCAAAATCTAATATTGCCACGCGGCAACTTTCATCAGCTATAAAACTAATGCCTTGCTCATTGTAGCCTAAAATAGCATTAAAGAAATCGGCACTTGGTCGCACATTTGGATTTGATTTAGCCACGCGCCTAATCGGTTTAACTTCATCTAATTCACTGATTAGTAAGCGAAATAAGTCAAAGCCCTTTTCTTGTTTAACGTCATCCTTTTGGCTGGTGCTATCGCCACACACATAAACATGGCCGTTATGCTTCCAATGTCTTAACCGTTGCATTATTGCCCTGCCCATTGCTTTGGTTGTGTTATCGGGGTTTTTAAGCGCAATGCAGTCAATCAATCTTATTTCGTTGTCATCACTAATTTGAAAAATGCCGCAAGGAAAATATGGGTTTACGTTTTCATCGAACGAAAGCCAAACTGCTAACGATGGGTCATAGTTTACAATGCCAGTGTGTTTAATTGTTGACCAACTTTTAAGAAATTCGCCACCGAAATCAACTTTGCCCCATTCGCCAAGCACATAAACTTTATGCAGGTTTGGGTTAGCTTTAACGCGTTCTGTTAAATGGTGGATGTAATCGGCATCTAAAAACGAATTGTCTTTATACGTTGTATTCATCAACATGGTTTCGGCATCGGGTTCATCAAAGAATCTGCGCTTTATCCAGTGTTGTTCACTTATGGGGTTGAATGTGATTATAAACTGTTTATAGTTGTTTGTTTCGCCTCGCACCCTTAACTCCAACTGATTGAAGTCTAATTCATCTAACTCGGTTGCTTCCTCGCACCATACTGATGTTATACCGGCAATTGATTTAATTTTTTCGGGGTCATCCATACCGGCACACAATATTTCGTTACCTGTTGGATTGTGGGTGAATCGCATCTCACTTTTGTTTATCGTAAATTCGCTGAATATATCGTATTCTAAAAGCTTATCGACAAATAATTGATAAACACTGTTACGAATGGTTGTTGCTACCTTTCTAATGCACAATATGCGATGCCCTTGCTCGGTTGTGATGCGCAGTATTATCTTTTGAACGGCCGCTATGGATTTGCCTGATCC